TCTTAAACTCAGCGTCAGATTCTTCATAAAGATTTACTGGAGTAAACCCCTTTTCATTAGCATTTTCATTGTGCTGTTTCTGCTGATGATTAAAAGAATTATCAATTTCTTTGTGAACTTCAAAATTGCTAGCAATGACGGTGGAAAGATTTACTTGAGGAACTTCCAAGTAAACATTCTCAAATCCATCTTGATTTACCAAATCACGAATTTTTTCTTCCAAGGAATCAGCAGTCCTAACCTCTGGTTCATCGCTATTTTCAGAAGATTTTGCAGATGTTTGATCTCCCTGAGCAGGTCCCCCTTCAGACTGTTCTGATTCTTTTTCGGAGGAGTTATTGCTATCACCATCTTCTTCAGAAGAGGAGTCATTAGTCTCCACAATTTCACTAGCAGGAGACTGAGAATTACCACTCATTTCATGAGAATCAAAATCAGCAACCTTTTGTTCATTTTCTTTTTCTTTCTTACAGTGCTTGTATAGTTCTTCAGCAGCAATCAAAACATCAGCAAAAGTTTCAGTTGCTGCAATCAGATTGATAATTTCACGCTCTTCCGTGTTGAACTCCAAATTTACAAAGTTACCAATCTTGAAATAGATATTTGCGCGGTCTGCAAGATTGAAAGTAGAAATATCATCATCAACAATCTGAAAGAAATCATCTTGATTCAGTTCTTTGTAACCGTTGAAGAAAGTCTTAGCAAGACCAGCATATTTACGCTTCATCAGTTTCTCAATACGTGCATCCTCAACGATATTCACAAACTGTTGAGGAACCTTTACTTTCTCACTCCAATCTTCATCAGGAGTAAAAATGCTATGACCACATTCGTGTGCGACTAGCAAATCATAAACAACATTGCTCGCTTTCTCCCACAGAGGAAGCGTCAGAACACGAGTATGAACATTGAAGCAAGCAGTAGAAACTTTTTTATGCTCAACAACAATATCTTCTGTCGCCATAAGTTTGGCGAGCATTCCTTTAACTTCGTGATTAACGGGCATTTTGCTTGTGCGTTATGTCCTTATTATAGAGCACGAAAGCCCTAAAAGTTTGTAGAGTGGGTCAGTTTATCAAGTGTCCTGGTCTCCCCAAGACCCACCCATCACCAGGACATTCATAACATAACTTCGTTTTCTCACCATCATTCCACCACCTCCTTCGTTTTAGAAGGATAAATCACTTCTCTTTACCCTATTTTTCATTGCTCTACTTCTTTCATTATGCTTTGCTGCTGTCTCAAAATCACCTTTTTGAGATGCTTCTTTTTCCAACTTTTTAGCAGCAGTTATTTGTTTCTTTATCTTTCTTTCTTTATCTTTACTCATTCCTTGATAAGACATTTCAAAAACAAACTCTTTGAAGGTTTTCATTTATACAAATACTTTTTAGATATTTATAAAAAAGAAGCGTCTCTTTGATTGAGACGCTTCTTGAGTGCTTGTCTTCGTGCTTTTGCTTGCCTCAGTGCTTGCGGTTTTAGTTTTCGTTTCTGTTCTTTCTTGGAATGATGCTTCCAGTTTGGGACTTGCATTGTTCTTTGGTGTATCAGACCACCATACGGGAAAAACCTTTAACTTTTTCAAACTTTGTGACACTTTCAAATTTGTCTTCTAATCCAGTCTTGTGTGAAATAACAAAGATGTTAGCGTCTTTGATTACATAACGAATAATCTTAAGGAACTCTTCTGTTCCAAATCCATCAAGAGAAGAATCAAACACTTCGTCCATAATCAGGAGATTTGTATTGACTGAATTTTTCATCCTTGCAACTTCCCTCCAAGTAAAGAGAAGCGATAGGTCAATTCTCATCTTTTCTCCTTCACTAAAGGAAGCGTAAGAAAAGTCTTCATGAATAGGTGACTGGACGGTTTCGTTAAATTCCTCATCAAGTGTGAAGTTAATATAGAAATCCATCATCTGAAGATAACGGTTAACTTGCTGATTTATCAGCGGTAGATACTTCTTAATGATTTTGGATTTAACTCCACCGTCTTTAAGCAAACTATACGAAAAATCGTAGTAGTTGATTGTGTCTTTTTTAGAAGCGAGTTCGTCGTATGTAGTTTTTAAGTTTTTATTGAAGGATTCTAATTTCTCATGTTCAGAATTTCGGTTTGCAAGGTTCTCGGTAAGAACTTGAATTTCATGTTCAAGATCTCTGATTTGTCTCTGACATCCAGAAATCTTGATATTGTTTTGAGAAATGCCATTAGTTAGTTTTGAAATCTCCTTCGATAGAGCAGTGAATTGACGCTCTCGCTCCTCTTCCTCTTTAATTGCCTCCTCCAGTTCTTTGTAACCAGATTGCAACTCCTTTGCTTTATCTTGAGCGTCCTTAATTCTATTTATTCTAAACTCCTCTTCGATGGACTGTGTGCAAGTAGGGCATACCGTATTCTCAGTAAAGAACTTATGCTCTTTCGTAATTGCAGATACTTTCTGAGAAATCTTACCCTTAAGGTTTCCCAACTTGCGAAGTTTCTCTGTAGCTCCGATATGTTTTTCTAGTTGTTTTTCTAATAAATTCACATTATTAGAAATCTCAATATTTTCATTGATAGTATTGTTTTCTTCTGCAAGAAGTTTTTGAATACTAGTTTCTTTGTCTTTGATATTTTCTTTACCACGATTCTCAAGCTCTTCAATAAAGTTCTTCTGCATTTGAACTTTATCTAGAAGAGATTCTTTCTTCAAATCAAGAACTTTGATATCTTCTTTGATAAGACGAATCTTGTCTTTAATTACAGAATTCATTGAAGAAAAGATTTTGATGTCGAGCAAATCTTCAATCACTTCTCTACGATTAGCAGCAGTTAGTTGCATAAAAGGAACAAACGTGCTACTACCCAGAATCACAATCTGAGTGAATGACTTGTAATTCATTTTCAGAACATTCTGCTCCAACCACTTCTGTTGATCTAGAGCAGCGGAAGCTTGATCGAGAAGAGAATCATCTCGCCATACTTCAAAAATATTAGGTTTGATTCCCCTTACAACTTTCCATTGAGTTCCACCAATAGAAAATTCAACTTCAACTCTACAGTCCTTTTCATTTACAGAGTTAATTAGTTGAGGTTTATTGATTTTACGAAAAGGCTTACCAAACAAAGAAAACGTAAGAGCATCAAGAACGGTTGACTTACCAGCACCGTTCGTACCAATGATTAAGTTTGTATTGTGTTTGGTAAAGTCTAGTTCAGTAAACTGTTGTCCTGTACTAAGAAAATTTTTCCAACGAATTTTTTCAAATAAAATCATGTTCAGTTCTAGGAGGAATTACAAAGTCATTTTTAGTAATGATAGCATATCTATAATCACTCATCTCGCATGTCTTTATCATTATTTCATCTTCAATCTCAATCACATGCATTTCTGGACTTCCGTCTTCTTCCAACATCATGGCAAACCTAACGGCATCATCTTCCTCTTCAAAGAGATAAAGAATTTGTTCTCCTTCTTCATTCTTTACTGAATATGCGCCTTCAGTTTCTTTTCCATGAATTGTTAGAATAAACATTACACTAGTTCACAAGCTTCTTGATATATCTCCTGCATCATTCGCTGAACAACTGATTTATCAAGATTAATTTCTGCCTCCTGAATATATCTATTCAAGATAGAAAGGGTGTCTTCTGACTCAAATGCTTCAAACTCTTCAGATTCTTCAATTACAAAATTTTCTACAACCTTTAAGTCAGAAACATTAGAAGCATAAAGTTTATCAATGAACTTTTCAAATTGCTTGGTATCAGTTTTTTTACGAACAATAACCTTTACAATTTTGTTCTCATATTCCCTGGTATCAAATGTTTGGTAGTTTGTATCCTCATAGTAGATGCTATAGAACATTCTATAAGGATTATTGATTGGAGTGTGTTCTAACGTTTCAGTATCAAAGATGTGGAAACCTCTTTTATCATTCAAATCATTCCAATACAATTCATATGGATTTCCTAGATAAAAGATTCTTCCGTTGTCCGATCGAGTGTGATAGTGTCCCGAGAAGACATGACTGAACTTCTCAAATAATTTGCTCTCCATACCGTGTTCCATGACGATACTTTTATTAACTCTAAATCCTTGTAGCTCAAGGTGCCCCATCGCACATATGCTAGATGTAGTTTTAATAGATGTGAGAGTAGTTTCATAATTTTCTTGATTAATCCAGGGTATAAAAAGAACTTTAAGTTTATCTAATGTGACTTCAGTTGGTTCGGAATATACGGTTACATTGTCATATTCACGTAGAAGTAAATCTACAGCATTTACTTCATTTGTATTTTTATAATATGCAGTATGATTTCCAACAATGGTATGGACAGTTACTCCCATTGCTTGGAGTCTATCGTAATAATTATTCTTTGCCCAAGAAAGTGCTGAGAAATCAATACCTTTGCGACTGTCAAAGGTATCACCCATATCAATTACAGTTGTGATACCTTCTTTTTTTAGTGTAGGAAAGAATACGTTCTCATAAAACTTCAGAAAGTAATCATGAAAAAGTTTTGAATTCTTTCTTGCACCGAAATGCTGATCGGTAATAATTGCAACTTTCATTAACCGCGCAGTTTTGAGTGAACGTTGTCCTTAATGCTATTGTAGTCGGAATAGTTAGAGCCGTCAAGTGTATTGCTATCATCAAACACTTCACTGAATCCAGACTTCTCAAGGATTTTGTTCTTGATTTCTAACTGACGCTTTTCTCTTTGGATACGACGAAGGAAAGCATAGTGAATGATTTGGGTGAAGTATGCAAAGGGGTTCTGTGACTTCTCTGGATTGAAGTTGTGAATGTATTGAACACAGTTCTCAATCCCATCAGAAATCATATCTTCCTTGAACATATAGTTCACGAAGTTTGGTTTGAATGATAGGTGATTAGCAATCTTCAGGAAACACTCACCAATGTAGCGGGGAATAGGAGGCTTAGTGTCCCATCTCTGAGAGCGATCTTCTTTGGTTGGTTCTCTACCATACTTCTTGATAAAGGCAATCTCAACATCTTCACGATATTTAATCAGTGCGGAGAGAAACTCTTTATTGTTTACGTAGTGCTCTGACCTCTTTCTTTTGGCCATAACTGCTGTTGATATCATTAGTTTATCTCATAATATGTATGAATTATACCATTTTTAAAAATGCTTGACAAGTCCTCAAATACTCAGTAGAATACCTTTGTTAGGGTTGATAGAGATGGCTTAGCTACTCTTATAGAGCTTCTCTAGAATCTCTTTAGCATCATTGACATTAGAGACATAACCCATTGTTTTAGTAATATTCTTTTTATTAGTTCCTTTGTCTAAAGGTTCTCTTACGAAAGTTTGATACATCATTATCATTTCAATATCAGAAGATTCAGAGATAGTAAGAACATCTTCTAGATTTAAGATGAACATATCATCAGTTGTTGTTTTAAGCCAAGGTTCTAATGAATAACCAACAACACCTTTTCTTCCTGTTATTTCATTAACAATAATTGGATTAGAAACTATTAACATAGTTCTATCTTCTTCTTCAGAAGCTGCTACTTTAGCAAATATCTCTTCTCCTGTTTTTAACTTTATTGTTGCATAAAAGTCGTCTTCAATTCCCATTTTTCTTTAATTGAATAGTGATTATCTCATAGTTAAAATTCTCTTCATTGTATGTTTTAATTCTTTCAATAAAGTGATTAAGAGTATAATTTTTTCTAGTGTTATAAGTGCAATCGTCAGAGATATCGTAAAGAGTGGCTTTTACTTTGTCTTTTCCTTTTCTAAGAACTCGTCCAATACTTTGAAGATTTCTGATTCTGGACTTACTTGGAGAGGCAAAGATAACATTATGGAGGTTTTTAATATTGATACCTGTAGAAAAAGTTCCATAAGAGGCAACAATAATTGCGTTGTTTTCTCTCTCTGTAATCTCTCTGACTAATTCTCTTTCTTCAGCATCCACTCCACCATGAACAAAGAATACTTTACGTTCTTCACTAGTGTTACTATTTATTTGTTCGTAAAGTACTGCACCATGAGCTTCTACTCTTGCAAACAAAACAAGAGTATTGCCTTTTAAATCTAAAGTAAGATTACGAATGAACTTATTTCTCTGTTCGTGACCGATTAAATACTGTATCTCATCTTCATAAGTTTCAAACTTTTGTGGTGGGTGTTTAAGAACAAGACACTGAATGTCAAGTTGAGAAAGATGTCCTTGTCTCATCAACTCATCAGTTCTTGTTACCTTATACGATGGGCCAAATAATCCTTCAAGAACCCACTTGTGAGTTTGTGTACCATCTAATGTTCCAGTAAATCCAAATCTATATTTTGCATGATGTAGTTTAGTCATGATTTGTATTAATGATTTGGACTTGAAAAGATGTGCTTCATCACCTATAATACATCCATAATCTTCAAAAAAAGATCGCTCTAGTTTATATACTGACTGCCATGTGGTAATTGTCACTGGAGCATCATTACTCTTCTCTCTACCAGAATAGATACGGTGGCAATATGAGTCAGCATCCCAACCATAATCCAAAAAGTCCTTGTACATCTGCTCTACAAGAGATGTCGTCGGAACAACTAGAAGAATTTTTTTGCCTTTATCCACATAGTATCTTACGAGGGAATAAATCATTAGTGATTTGCCGCTCGCTGTGGGGCTTATCAATAGTTTTCTATTATGCTTTAGGGCACCATATACTCCCTCAATTTGATACTT